ATCGGAACATTAACCAGCCGATCAATGTCCATGTAGCAGCCGCCATCGAAGTAAATCTTCAGCAGCCGCCACAGGTCGCTCTTGGCGACGATATGTTCGTCCTTGATGAGCGCCCACTCCTCTTCCACCAACATGTCCTCAAAATAGGCGTCGATGTCGGCGTCCTCGAACACCGTCACGCTCCAACTCGGGTTCTGCTCGATCAGATTCCTCACGCCCATCTGCACGATGGGCGAGTTGCTCCTCAAAATGTCTTTGTCCTTCCACGTCAGGAAGATCTGGCGGGGGATCATTGCAGTATCTCCGTCAGCGTCCCGTCCTCGCCCTCTTGATAGACGCGGATCGGCACCCACTCCCCCGGCCTTGGCCAAGTATCGTGGCCCGATACCAGAACATACTGCTCCAGCCGGTAGTTGAAGAGCGGCTCGCCGTCCTTCTCGCCCACGATGTAGTTGACAGCCCTGATCTCGCCGGGTATCGGCTCTTGGTACTTGGTCATTTCATCGGCCTCATCGGTGGCACCGGCACAGGAACGTAGCGCGGCTTCAGGTTGTCAGGTCTCGGCGGCGGCACGGGCACAGGCTCACGCAGCACGACAGGCTCACAGTGGATCACAGCGCCGGGATCCTCCTCGGCGATCACATCCATCATCGCCCGGCAGTGCAGAGGGTCGGCATACATCCCAACGTAGCCACTCCACGAAGCAGACAACGATACAGTCAACACAGTCACAGTCAGAACGGGCATTCCTCCCCCCTCCTATACCAAGGCTCCCTAGCCTGCTCCTCGCGCTTCGGTGGCTTCGGTTGACGAGGCTCGGGCCTCGGACCTAGGGCCTGTGCCCGCAGCTCCTGCTCCAGCCACGCTGGCAGCGGTTCTTCATGCGTTGCCATTATCCGAATCCCCCTGCACCATCCGCGCAGCCATCTGCGCCAGCTCCTTGATCTCGTTCGCTCGGGCAGCGTTCCACTGATGCCCACCCGTCCGGTCGTTCATGATAATGTCAGCCACACGCTCGATCCGGTGCAGCGCAGCCAACAAGTCCCCGGTCCTCGGTTCAGCCCACTTGGCCATCGGTCCTCTCCAACTCTGCTTTGTACATCTTGAGGTCGAGCAGCAGCTCTGCTTTTTCGACCGACAGCCTTGCCACTGTCTGTTCCAGCCGTGCGATTTCGTTGCGCTGCTTGGCTATTTTGCCGCGCATTGCGTAGATTTCACTCGTCATCATGTTCTTGCTCCTCGGCGCGTAGTTCGCCTGCCCCCATGCAGCGTTCGCACTCGCACCACTTGGTATCCAAGTACCCGTATGGGTTAGAGAAGCTCATGGGGACGGAGACTTCGTACTCGACTATCCCTTGGCCGTCGCATTCTGGGCATGGTATCTTTTCCATGTATCGCTCCTTGGTAGGATGCTGGACGGTGCCATGCGTATGCGATATTGTCAAGCAGGATTTTGGAGGGTTGGATGGGGAAGCGGAAGATGAAGAAGGCTTACCGTGACACGGTTGAGGTGGTGTCTGCGCTTCGGGATGTGGTTCGGTGGTGCGAGGTGAACGACGTTGACCTTCGGACTGTTCTGTCTGTTGGTCTGACGTTTTTTGCGTCCGAGGTTTACCGCCGGACGAAGACGATGGACGACGGCCGGGAGTTTATTGAGATGTGTTTGGAGAGCGTCGCGGATCAGGTCGAGGCGCGTCGGCTGTCGGAGGAGGGTAGGCTGCACTAGGTTCCTGAACGCATCAGCCCCGAGCTTTCGCCCGGGGCTGACTGGAGTGCCCTACCAAGACACGTCTCTTCTGTAGCAGTGATTGTCCCCCGTGTCAATGCGCCTTAGCGCATATTCTTCACAATCCGTCGGTTGACGACTCCTCGGCCCGTGCGGACCGCCACTTGGTCCGGGTTTTGTAGGAGTCGTGCATGACGCGCAGTTGGCCGGAGATCGTCCTGCCCTGCTGGGCCGCCATTTCCTTGATTTCTAGGTACACCTCTCGCGGCACGAGGATGGATTTCCAGCGTGTTAAGTCCATGTTTTTGTCTTGCCTGTTCTGTTGCGCGCTGTCTGCGACAATATATGGTGCCGCCCATAGATGCAAGCACTTTATCTAGGTTGTCGCAGCATGTTGCGCCGAAAACCCAGCACTTGCCCGAGGGCCGTGGTTTTGTTACTCTTTGCTCAGTCTGGAGAGCCCTGCATGTCTGGAATTGCTTCTTTGTCCAACACTGCACGGGACATGTTCCGCGGTCCGCGGGGCGTGGCTAGTTTTATCCCGCATTTGAAGGATGGTGGGGAGGCAGATAAGTGGACTGGGCCAAGCCCATTTGATCCGAAGAAAGACAAGCCGATACAGCTTCCCGGCGGCAGCAATGCGACGGAATACACAGCGACTATTGAGATGGACGGAAAATTTGTGAACGTCCCTCAGATTTGGTTCCAGAATGGAAAGCCTATGTTCTTTGACGCCGAAACCGGATGGCGTTCATTGTTCACGATGGTTAAGTCTTATGAGGCTGGGACTAATAAGTTATTCCCACGCTTCAATACAGTGGCCGAAGCGGAAGCGGCTGCTATTGAGAGAAGTACTGCTGGCGGGGCAACAAAAAGTTTTCTGGCCAAAGATCAATGATCGACTTCAAGTATAAGCCTGAGATCTTGCGGGCCAACCGCGACTTTGGCGGTGCGCAGTAGCTCCCCCCGGAGGTTGGTCACGCACTTTATCTAGGTTGTCGCAGCATGTTGCAAAAACTCTTTCACCCGCCTATCCTGTTCATCTTCTTCGAACATGTCTGCTCTGATCCAGCTCCGTGGTCCGTGAGGCGGGAACATGAGGACGATACGCACGTCCAGAGCGACGTATGCGCGCCAGATTTTGTCCGCTTCTTTTTTATTGAAGAAGCGGTAGTTTGGTATTTTGGCGTTCCAGCGTCGGTCGAAAATTGGCTTGGAGCAGGCTTTGACTTGGACGGGCACGAGTGTGCCATTTGGCATCTTGCACCAAAGATCTGCCTCTTGGCGGTTCACATGGTGGCATTCGATGCCGTTGCTTTCGAGGGTGTAGGCGGCGAGGAACTCACCTTGCCGCCCTATGGCTGTGTGGTTTCGCATCCATGGCTGCCATTCTCCCCCCGGAGGTTGGTCCCGACGGCGTCACTTAGCTTCGCCCCACGAGGGGCCGATTTCAACGTCAAGTTTGCTTGGCACTTCGAGCGGTACGGCGGTTTCCATGATCTGGGCCACGGTCCGCGCTTCGTCGGCATCTGCCACTGAAATGGCGATTTCGTCGTGGATTTGTATGAGCGGCACGCGGCCTGTTTTGTAGATGTTGACCATGGCTTGCTTGGTCATGTCGGCTGCCGAGGCTTGGATCAGGCGGTTGAGGGCTTTGTATGTGTATGCTCGGCGCAGTTTGGTGGTTGGCCCGTAGGTATCGACGGCTTCCTTGTAGGGGAGGGCCTTGTTCATGCCGAAGGTATCGGGCTCCCAGAGTTCGAAGCGCAGTTGGCGGCCGAGCAGCGAGCGCAGTGTGCCGCGCGAGGATGTTTCGTTGAGGCGGTTCATGACGCCTTTGGTTAGCCCTTTGACGAATGGGACGCGCTCGTCGTACTGGGCGAGGAGGGCTTTGGCGTCTTCTTTGGCGATGTCGAGTTGGTCGGCCAGTTTCTCGACGCCCATGCCGTACATCACGCCGCGGTTGATCGTCTTGGCTTGTTTGCGCGGGATGGCGGCCATTTCGGCGACCATGGTGTGGAAGTCGGTTGATGGGTCGCTGCGGTATCGTTCGACGAACTCCGGCGCGCCGAGCAGGTCTGACCCGCGCGACTTGCCGTAGACATAGGCGTAGTGGACCAAGATCCGCGGTTCTTGCTGCGAGAAGTCGATGGCGGCCCACTGTTGCCCTTCTTCTGGCAGGAAGAGCGAGCGGATCATGGGTCCGAGTTCTGGGTCGCGGGCTGGGATCTGCTGGAGGTTTGGGTTGGACATTGATATGCGACCTGAGACGGTTCCGCCGTCGTCGGATCGGATCTGGTTTATATGGGCGTGTATACGGCCGTCTGATCCGCAGTGCCGGTTTATCGTATTGATAAAGGTGCCCGAGGTCTTGTTGAGGTTGCGCGCTTCGACGACCAGTTTTGCAACTGGGTTTTCGCTGTTGGCGAGGAAGTTCTTGGTGAAGGACGGGGCGCCTTTTTCCGTTTTCGGAAAGGCGATGCCGAGTTCGTCGAAGGCTTTGGCGAGCGACTGTGCTGCCCAGATTTCGACGTCCCACCCGATCTTGCGGCGCAGTTCGGCGAGGATGGCCTTCTCGCGTTTGAGCAGTGCGTCACGGGTGCGCTCGACGCGGTCCTGATCGACGCGAACGCCGCGCCATGTCATGTCGACGAGGCAGGGCAGGAGGTCGAGTTCGAGGGCCGTGATCTGTTGGATTCCCTCCGTTTCGATTTTGGCTGCGAAGTGCTGCCAGAGTTCGAGGGTGAGTGTGGCGTCGGCTTCTGCGTAGGGCCCGACGTACATGGCGGGCATTTTCCACATCTCGGCCTTGGGGTCGATGCCGAAGGACCGCGCTGCTTCGTTCAGTTCTTTCTCGGACTTGGTTTTGTTGAGGTAGTCGTATGCGATTGAGTTGAGGCTGTAGGAGTAGCGGTTTTCGTCCAGCAGCGAAGCGATGACCATGGTGTCGATGACGCGGCCGTTGAGGGTGAAGCCCATGCGCCGAATCCAGCCCATGTCGTATTGGGCGTTGTGCATGATCTTGTCGGCCGGGCACTCGAAGACTTTCTTGAGCCAGCGGTTGACGATGCGCTCGTCGAGGTTGCCGCCGCCTTTGTGGCGGACGGGGATGTAGCCGGACCAGCCGTCTGTTGCGATGGCGTAGCCGACGACGAATCCGTCGCCGCGCGCCCATCCGGGGCCGAGTTCCGTAAGGTTGGGGTCGCAGGTTTCGAGGTCGATAGCGATCTTGGATGCCGAGGTGATGTCTGGAAGTTCCAGCGGCGGCACCCACTCGCTCTTCGGGGCGAACATGGCGAGTTGCAGGCTCATTCCGTGGCCTCGTGCAGGAACTCTGCGCCGAGGGCCGAGTACGCTGCCTTGTCTACCCAGCTATCGGCATGGTCTAGCGTGACGAGCAGGCGGGAGGTTTTCAGCCAGTCCATCATCAGAGCGACGTGCGAAGCGGTGATGCGTCCGTGTGTCCGCATGGCGTTGGCGACGATGATGTTCCACCCGTCGGCGATGCGCTGGTGCATGGCGAGTGCGTCGCCGTAATCGCGCGCCCTGTCTCCGTTAACGAGGCTCTTGGCTGTGTCCAGCACGTCATCCCGCTTCATAGGTCGTATCCTCTCGTTCTGTCTTCTGCCTCAACGATGTAAAGGTTTTGCTTGGCCCGCGTCACGCCGACGTAGAAGACGCGGTGCATGTCATCGGGATTGCGCATCATTTCGGAGGCCGCCGCAGGGCTCAGGTCCGTGAACAGCACGACGTTGTCGGCTTCCCCGCCCTTTGATCCGTGGATCGTGGAGATTGTGATGCGGGGCGCGGCATTGAACTTCTCTCCTCGGCGTAGGAGGGCGGTGATATATGCCCTGTCGGCTTGTGGGATGCGGTCCATGGCCTCGGACCAGATCATGTCTTTGGTGGCCAGAAGGCCGTGTTCCGCGATCAGTGTGCTGAGATCGACCATATCAGAGTCGGCCAACCCCGGCAACTTCTTGAAACCACGCTTTATTCTGTCCATCGACATGAGGCTGTAGATGGTTCTGGCGACGTCGATTGTGATGCTGCGGCCTTTGCGCATCTGCTCCCAGCCGTTGACGGCGATGCTGACCTTTTCGGAAATTGAGCGGTGGCCGCGATAGTTGAAAAGGTAGCCGCTGGATTTTAGGTCGTGCGCGACGGCGGCGAGCATGTAGCCGGACTGCGCGAGGATGAGCCAGTTGTCGTGATCGAACAAACCCTGTGTCAGGAGCGTCTCGACGCCGTGGATGCGGGTGACGCTGCCGTCCGAGGGCCGTGGTTCGTAGCGCTTGGGAAAGCGGCGGTGGATGCGTTCTGCCACGGTCTCCGCTACGCGGTGCACGGACCGCGGGACGCGGTAGGACTGGTGGAGCGTTTCGCTCCCGCCGGGCAGGTTGATGAAGTGGTCGACGTCGGCGCCTGCCCAGCGGTAGATGGCTTGGTCGTCGTCGCCTGCGGCGTACATTCGGCTTGAGTGCTCGTCTAGGATGTGGGCGATGTCCCATTGCAGCGGGCTCAGGTCCTGCGCTTCGTCGACGAAGGCGAGTTGGAATCGCGGGCAGTAGTTCGGTGCTTCTGCGATGAACGTCTCAAGCATGTCTGTGAAGTCGTAGAGGCCGAAGCGTTGCTTGTAGGCCGTGATGGCTCTGTCGACGTAGGCTACGACATTCCACGGCAAATCGACGTTGCTGTTGTTGTATTCGACGCGCAGCGGCACCTTGCGCAGGCGGGCGAGGTTGATGAGGCCGAGGATAGGGTCTTTGGACGAGGCGATGGTCGGCAGGTCCTCTTCGAAATCGGGCAGGGCTGTATCACCGAGTGATACGCCACAATGGTGCCCGATCTCCTTGTAGTGATCCTGCTGCATGATCTGCTCTGACCGGATGGTCGAGAGCGACAGGGCCAGACTGTGGATGGTCCGAAAATAGACCAGATCGCGCTTTGGGTCCAAGCCGAAGCGCGCCGAAGCGCGCTCCTTTGCCTCGGCGGCGGCCTTCCGTGTGTAGGCCAAGAAGGCGATCTGGTGCGGCGGGACCCCATCCGAGAGGGCCCTGTCCACCATGTTAAGAAGCGTTGTTGTTTTCCCGGTTCCGGGCGGCCCAAAGATTCGCAGCATCGGGGTCTATGCTCTCCAGTGTATAGAAAAGTTTTTTGAGAAACTCAAAACCGACCCCCTTCACTTTTGCCACATCGACAAAGCTGACTGTTTCGGCGAACTCGGTGGTGGTCATCCGCATAGCATCGAGCTTGCGGAGGGCCCTGTAGCAGGCGGAGGGCAACGGCAGGTTCTCCATTCTCAATGGTACGTCGCCCCTAGTCAGACGCCGCTTCAACTGAGCGCGCTTCGTTTCCATCCTGTGGGCTTGGTAGTAAATCTGCCTCATGCGCTCCTTACTGGTCCCATACTTTGCTCCCAAGGCATGGAAGGTCATCTTTTGGACGCGGCGCTCCCGGTAGATTTGCCAGTTACGCTCACGGGCTTCACCTATGAAGTCAAACTGGGTCAGGTCGATGCCGGGGATGTCTGTCGGATAGGTTGTCAAAACGGAGGCTCCTCTGCGTTGACGAACTTGGGCGGTTTGATGTCTACGTCGGCCACGTCGAACGCTGGGATCTGCCAAACGCGGACCGCGCGGCCCTTGATCTTCAGGACGATGCTCTCGCCGTTTATGTCGCGCAGGCGTTGAGCTATCTTGTGGCTCTTGTACTCAAAGAACTTGTTCTTCTTCAGGAAGGCGTCCAAGTCCTTGAGACGGAAGTAGGTTAGTCCTCGCTCTTCGTCCGTCCACGGACGACGGAGCAGGATCTCTTCTCGGTCCTGCGCTTGTTGCAGGTGACGGCAGAACTCTTCGAGGAAGTCGTAGAACTGGCCGGACACGCTGGCGTCCTGCGCCACTTCGATGATGGCGCTTTCGTTGTCGCGCATCTCGGACAGGAGCCGTGTCAACTGCCCTTCCCAGATGGCCTTGCTGACAGTGCGCGGCAGGAAGTTCAACTGCTCGGTGCAGGCTTTCTGGAAGGCCGCTTGGCTCATCAGGGCCTCGGTGTCGATCTCCAACGGCTCCCCGTTGACGTCCACGAACCAGACCGGCGGGGTGGAATTGTACTTCCGAAGGTTGGCGATAGTGGCGCTCTGCGCTGCCCGGCTGATGCCAAACTTCTTCGTGTAGCAGAGTTCCTTGTTGCAGTACGCCTTGATGGGGGCGTCGTTGCACTTGTAGGTGTAGTCCTTCTTATCAAGATGCTTGGCGACCGAGTTGACCTCGCCGAGCGGCAGCGGAGGGTCGATGTACTCCATGTTGTAACGCAGGATCTCGCTCTCCCACGTTTCAACGTACGCTTGGCGCAGGAACACCCCGAAGTCGAACAGGCCGTTGTTGCGCGCGCCCTCTCCGACCTTGATCCGCATCAGCGCCTGCAAGCACGGCGGTGCGTGCTCAATCAGCGGGTCTTTGAAGCTGTCGGTGTTCTGCAAGCGGAGGATCTGCTCCGGCGTCTGTACGTATTGTTCGTACAGCTTCACGAACTCTTCGAGCGTTGCCGACGTTCCGTCATCGTGGAAAGCGTAGCGGAGTCCCTCTTCCGCATCGTAGTACGGCAGGTTCAGGAAGTTGCCGACGTCCCCGCGTTCGAGGTTCAACTTGACCTGCTTGGGGAAGATCTCGCTGTCGCTGTAGCCAAGCGTGGAGGCAAGGCATTGCAGGGAGTTCTGCATGTCTCGCGCTTCGATCCACTCTGTGGCGAACAGAAAGCAGTGCGCCCCGCCGCTCTTGGAACGGCAGACGACGAGCGGCAGCTTTTGCCGCCGGATATTTTGCATCAGCGCCGCATGGTCCAGCGGATACTGGTCGATGTCGATGCAGCCCCACTTGCACATGTTCTGCGCGTTGATGGGGATGATGCCGAGAGACGCACCCTTGCCGGACAGGTGGCTTTCCCACAGGGCCGTGGTCCGCGGTTCGCGGAGTATTCCTGCTTTGCCTTTGTTCTTGCCGTTGGCTTCGCGTTTTTCGATTTTGTAGTAGCCATAGGCTTCTTCGAGGCCATCGAAGATGGCCATGAATTTCTGCGTCAGCATTGTGGCCTCGCGTGGTGTGGTGGGCGCCCCTTTCGGGACGCCCTAGGAAGATCAGAACGGGATATCCGATTCGTTCCGATCTTCTTCGTCCACGTGACGCACGACGACGTCGCCAGCAAGGATGGAGTTGGCGAAGTCTCTGGCGCGTTTGTAGAGCCCTGCGTCGCTTACGGGTCCTTCGAGGGAGACTTCCCACCCGTGCCACGATCCTTTGGAGTTTTCCTCGGCCACGGACTTGAGCAGGTAGATGTGGGAGAAGCGGGGCGGCGTGAAGGGTCCGTTCTTCCCGACCATGGAGCGGCTCTGGATCATGGAGTTCCACTTTCGCGACTTCTTGAGTTGCGTGGACTTCATGGCAAGGAGCGCCGTTTCGGCCGAGCCGTCGGGGTTCAGTATGATGACGAAATGCTGGTGCGTCTCGTCGATGTAGTCGCCGTTCCCGCCCACGACGTATTCGCGGTTGTCCTCGGCGCTACGCTGCGTTTTGGGCCGCTCTTGGTCTGGGTCGTAGATGGCGCGCGGTGCGCCCGTGCCGGAGCCGCGCGGCGCCCACTGGATGAAGCGACGCTGGTAGGCGCAGGGGATGACGCGGATGCCTTCTTTGCCCTTGTACGCCTGCCCTGACACGGTGTTCAGGATGTCGCCCTTGCGGACGTCCTCTCGGATGTCGAGGATCGTGTCGAGGCCGGAGACGATCTTGAGGAACGGCAGGGCGAGATCTTCCTGCCCCATGTTCTCCATGCCGCGCCCTGCGTCGGCTTCGAACATCGACGGATCGAAAGCGGCCACAGCCGTTTCGGCGGCGGTCGCTACCGCTGTGCTGGGTTTTGCCATTTCACTTGTCCTTCTTGACGGTTGCATTCTTGATGACGGCGCGCTGTCCAACGAAAGCGCCGAAGAGATCCATGGGCAGCTCCCCGCCCGTTTCGACGCGCTCGCGGACAAACGCCTTGAGCGTCATTGCGTGGACCTCGGTCTTGGTGTCCGGCGCAAGACCCATGCGACGGATGCTCTCAGTGAACTTGCTGGCCTTGTCATCTTCGCCACGGCCGAAGGAGCAGGCGACCGTGTTCTTGATGATGTCGTCGTAGCCGTTCTCGCGCAGCCAAGCGAAGGCTTCTTCACGGCGGTCAACGGGGATCGACGCACCGTAGACCTGTGTCAGCTTGATCTTGCTGCCGTCGTCCAGCTTCATCTCGGCGATGCCGAGTTCTTCCAAAACTGCGGGCAGCTCTTGGTCGGTCAGTTTGAGATACTGCTCCTTGAGCGACTTCAGCCGCTGGTCGGCGCTTTCGATCTCCTGCTCCATCTCGCGCATCTTGCGCGCGAGGATGGAGACGGCGGACAGTGCAGAACCGCCTAGGTTCTGCGTGGCGGTGGAGGACACTTCCTCCTCCATCATGGCAAGTATGTCGTCGTTCATCGAACGTCCTTTCGTGCTTCGCGTGTCGTGCCAGCCCGGTGGGGTTGACAAGTTCGCATAAAATCCGATACCTTCCCCCGTGTCAAGGGAGAAATTTCGATGCTCAAGTACGACTACAAGACCGTGCCGTATGCCCACCAGAAGGAGGTTCTCGAAAAGTCGTGGAACTCAGAGTACTGGGGGCTTTTCCTTCAGATGGGAACGGGCAAGACGAAAGTCGCCATCGACAACATGGCCGCCCTGCATCTGGCGGGCAAGCTGAAGGCGGCGCTCATCTTGGCACCGAAAGGTGTCTATGACAACTGGGCAAAGGGCGAAATCCCCGCCCACCTGCCCGATGCCGTCAAACGCCGCATCCTGCGATGGGAGCCAAAAGACAGCAAAGCCTACCTTGAAGAACTCAGCGCCCTGATCGACGGGTCCTACGACGGCCTCAAAATCCTCGTTATGAACATCGAAGCCATGTCCACCGCCAAGGGGACAAAAGTCGCCGAACTCTTCCTGAAGCGTAACCCTGCCAACATCATGGTGGTCGACGAAAGCACGACCATCAAGAACCGCACCGCCGCGCGCACCAAGGCCGTGATCCGCGTAGGACGGACCTTTGCCCGCTACCGGCGGCTCCTGACAGGCTCTCCTGTTACCAAGAACCCGATGGATCTCTACAGCCAGTGCATGTTTTTGGAGGACAAGGCGCTGGGCTTCTCGTCCTACTTTGCCTTCCAGAACCGTTACGCCCATGTCGTCCGGCGGACGATGGGGCACCGGTCGTTCCAAGAGATTGTCGGCTACCAGCGCCTCGACGAGTTGTCCAAGAAGCTGTCCAAGTTCTCGTCCCGCGTGCTCAAGGAAGACTGCCTTGATATACCCGAAAAGGTATATATGCGGCGAGATGTCGCGCTCACCCCGGAACAGGACAGCGCGTACCTCCAGATGAAGAAGCTCGCCCTCGCACAACTGTCCAACGGCGAACTCGCAACCACCGCCAGCGTCCTCACGCAGATCATGCGCCTCCAGCAAATCTGCTGCGGCTTCCTGACAGACGACAGCGGGACAATGCACCAACTGCCAAGCAACCGCCTGTCAGAACTCCTAGACGTCATCGACGAAATCGACGGGAAGGCCATTATCTGGGCAACGTGGACCGCGGATCTCCTTCGGATCGCCGAGGCTCTTCGCAAACGCTACGGCCCCGAATCGGCCGCCACCTACTATGGCGAAACGCCGCAGGACGAGCGGCAGGCCACCATCCAGCGGTTCCAAGATCCGCAGAATCCCCTGCGCTTCTTTGTCGGGCAACCCAAAACAGGCGGCTACGGCATCACCCTCACCGCCGCCAGCACCGTCATCTACTACTCAAACAGCTACGATCTGGAAATCAGACTACAGTCCGAGGACCGCGCGCATCGGATCGGGCAGAAGCGCAACGTCACCTATGTCGATCTCGTCGCGCCGGGGACCATTGACGAGAAGATCCTCAAGGCCCTGCGCGACAAGATCAACATCTCCAGCCAAGTGCTGGGGGAGCAGGCGAGGCAGTGGCTACTCTGATTACTGCGGCCCGAGCAGCCCTGCGATGCCCTGTGCCTCCTGCGCACGGATGACCGGCGACACGACGTCCGACGGGAACATCGCCGCATAACCTGCACGCCCCGAAGGCGCCGCCGCCCGTCCCGCGGGAGGGATCGTGACGGGCGGCGGCGGTCCCACGGGCGCAGCGCGAGGAGGTGCCGGAGCGCTGGGAGCAGCAGGCGCAACGGCCGCGGGCCTCGGCGGGACGGGAGGAGGCATCCGTGCGATCGTCTCCGCAGGGGAGACGATCAGACGCCCTGTTTCTGGAACAAACTGGTCTAGGGTTGCTGCTTCGGCTGCTCCGGGTAATTCCGTAGGCGCAATCAAGCCCTGAAACTCGCCAACGACATCTACCATCGCAGGTGTTGATGTAATTAATCCTGCCTTGATGAGGTAGTTTTGAAAGCCGTTGAGGGTGCGCTCAAGCGCTTTCATCTCAGCGTAAGTCGTCGCGGCGCTTCGACGTTCAACCCCACGTTCAAGAACAATTCTAGCAAACTCAGGGTCATCCATGAACCGTGAGAAGACGTCCAACTTCTGTGCAGCCGGAATACGGCTTGCGATGCGGCCGCCAAGTTGAGCAAAATATCCGGGGATCTGGATGGTGTTCGCCCCCGCCAGACGTTGTAGACGAGCACCCTCTCGTGCGCCCAAAAACCTGCCGATTAGAACAAGGTTGATTGGGCTAACATCTTTGAGAAGAGCCGAAGCATCCGCATCACTTTTTCCGCCGCGCAAGGCGGCTTCAACGGTTTCGGCTTCTCGGAGCATCGTTCGAATGTTGATGTCCTGTTCGGCCGTGATGGCTCCTTCTTTCCGCAGAACGTCCAGCGCAGAACCCTTCTTTTCGCCCAAAGGCTCGGTAAGAAACCTCCGAAACTCCCCAAAGTTGAGTGACCCATCTGGGCCCGAAGCATAGACAATCCCCCGATCTAGGACGGTGTCTACGAGGCCCTTGGTCGCAAGGTCTGGGTCAGAAGAACGCTTCGCAAGGTTTACTAAGTAGCCTAGGTCCCCTTCCGCCGTGAAACCCCCTTTGTCTACGTTATACGGACGGGAACCGGGAGACCCAATCGCTTCCGCGACGGCTTGCCCAGCATCTACTTTAATAAGCGTGGTCAGGAACTTCTGAGATTGAAGGGCCTCTTCTTTCGCAGCATTTCCAGAAATGACGTCCAGAAGCAGCTTTTCTGCGGTCGTAGCGTTGAGTAGATCACCCTGTAACTCAGGAAGTCGATCTAGCGCAGGACCAAACCCGTTCGGGTTGTCCGCCCGCATGAGGTTCGAAAGTTTTTCAAGATCAATCCTCGGGTTTTCCGGATCAGTGCGGTCAACCACCCGAGATGCTATCGAGCGAAGAATTGTATCTTGCGCACTCCGAAGCGTCTTCAGGGTCTGGTCGGCGGCTTCTTGATTTTCGGGGCTCGGATACCGAGACGCGACAAGTTTGACTGCATCGTCAAAGTCTCGATATCGAATATCCGTCGCGTCACCAGAACCCCGCTTTAAGGCTTCGGCTATGAGCTCAACGGGAACTCGCCGCCCCCCGGAGGCCGCTTTTTGGATGATCTGTCCCGGAAAGGCCCTTCCAAAAACGTCGTAAAACGCGACGTTGAATGCGTTCGCTTCCATCAGAGCGCGGTCATTGGCCGACAGCATTCGCATGATAACCGGATCTGTCCCGGCAAACGTCTGTTCTGGCCTAAGCATGAGGTCGTCCATCACGGACTCGGCCAGTTCCCCCCAAATGCGTTGTGCCTCCTTATCCGGAACCGGGCCCGCGCCCGCCCGTCGCATGTTGGCCAGCATAGTTGAACGCAGCTTACGCATGTCCCCGACAGTTATGTCTGCACCGCTACGTTGCGCTTCTTCCAGCGTTGCGACTTGTGCTTTGAGAGCCTCCACATCCTTGGAGAAGGGGTCTATGTTGCGGACAAGTCTCAAGTCTTCATCAAGTTCCGCAACACGAGCGGCGAAGTTTGTGAAGCCGTTAGGAGACGGCATGCTATTGTCTACAGCGTTGTAGAGCTTTTCCCGCTGACGATTTGCCGCGGAGAGCGCGTCCCCGAGAGCTTTGTTGATGATGTTACTCGCTTCCTGTTGCGCCCGTGGATCTTGTATCAGAAGTTTTCTTGCTGCTTCTGATGCGCGTGCGAGGTGCGCATCGAAGTTCATTTGCAGGCCAGCCGTGAAAACCTCGCGCTCAATCTGTGCGGCGGCTTGTAAAAGGTTTGGATCGCCCGTTGCAGACATGATCCGTGCGATCTGGCCAAGCCCCTCAAGGTTTCTGAGCAACTCTGCCTGACGGGCTCGCGCATTGGTCGGGCCCATCGTGGAAGACACGTTTTGTATACTTGCAAAAAGATCCCGAAGCACTGGATCGTCCCCGGCGCGAACCAGCGTGCCTATCTCACCAACATCTACGCCATATTTTTCGGCAAGATCGGCGAGGGGCGTTGTTTTCAAGCGGTCAATCGTGATTTGTGGGTCACGTCCGGCCTCGTCATACATGCGCACCACAACGTCGGCCAGCATGTTTGCCGAGCGCGTTTCTGCTTTTGAGCCAAGGTTTGTGATTGCTTTAACCGCGTTATCCGCAAGAGAGGCTACGGCAGTATTAAGCGCGCGAGCAGGCGTTACCGCGCCGATCCCTGCGCCAACAAGATCCGGAACAAGGCTTTCTGGCTGGCCCGGAAAATAGGTTTCTTGCGTTGCGGCCGCAAAAACAGATCCAGCGAGAACAGACGTGCCTTCCGCCGAAAGTGTGGACCTCGGTCGCGTAGCGGCCGATAGGCGGATACTGTCGAACGGTGTAATCCGTTCACCCTGTTGCGCCCGATACTGCAACAGACTTATTTGCGGGCTGGGCATCCGAGCAGCCAAAAGATGCGGCGCGGCCATAAAGGGAATTGATTCCCCAACAAATTTACCAGTGCGTGCCATGAA